CCTGAGTCAGAAAAAATTAGACAAGTTGAAAGATAAGGGCATCACCGTAGACAAGGGTGGAATGAGACAGAACGGAAAGTTCATGTCCGCTGATAAGATGGATGATGCATTGAAAAGTGTTAAGGCGCCTACTTCGGGTCAAGCAAAAGGTTTGGCAGCCGCAATGGCGAAATACAAGAACTTTGGTAAGTTCATGAAATTACCTATAGTAGGTCAACTTGCATCTGTCGGTACCATTGGATTAGTATTAGCAAACGATGACTTGTCTGCCTCAGAAAAAGCAGCAGAAATCGCTGGAGCACTGGGTGGTATCGGTGGTGGTACTCTTGGTGCACTTGCAGGAGCAACACTAGGTACTACTGTCGGGGGACCCTTCGGTACTGTTGCTGGTGGGTTACTGGGTGGTATATTAGGTGGGTTCTCTGGGGATTACTTAGCGCAAAACATTGCAGAGTGGATGATAGGTGGTGGTAGTGAACTAATAGACACCATGAAAGAAATTACTACAATGGGTGGTGGCGGTGCTGCTACTGCTGTTGGTGGTAGTAGTGGTGTAACTGGTGCACCGCCTGCAATGAAGATGCCAACCGCAACTGGTGCGCAGATTAAAGACGGTACTACACAATCACAGGCACTCTCCGGAATGGGCGGAAGTACGACCGTAGTTGCACCCTCCAATAATTCCACAAACAATACTAATAACAATAGTACTAGTTTTGTGAGTAATGGTTTATCTTCACACGATTCTATGGACCCATTTATGGGAACAAGAACTGCATAAAAAAAGGGACTCTTTCGAGTCCCTCTTCGTAACACATGACACCGAAAATTAATCTTCAGCGGCCATCTTAGCAAAGTAAGATAGAGTGTCTTCCTCATCAGAGGCAGACTGAATCTCTGGTGTGGGTGCTTCAACAATAGTAGGTTCTCCTACTGCTTTAAGAGGAGCAGACTCAGCGGACTGACTCAAGGACTCATTCTTAACAGTTGAACCAACACCAGTAGACAGCCCAAGGACCATCTCTAGTTTTTGCTTTAACTCATCATAAGACTTATACTGACTAGAATCTGCATATTCTGAGATTTCGTGCATAGAGTTGTATGCAGTCGTAAGTGCAGTCTCATTACCTTCTAATAATGCAGAAGGAGACTTGAACTCTGATTTGTCATAGTTACGATAACCGGCAACATTCCGAATCTTAAGTTCAAAGTTTGCACCATTCTCATGGTCAAATGGGTTTACTGGAGTTTCGCCAGGGAATTCTGGTTGCATCAAATCCATAATCTTATCAAAGATCTTCTTACCATACTGGTACATAAAGACCTTTCCATTGTTAGATGGGTTTGAAGGATCATTCAACACCAATATGTTAGAGACGTAGTGTAACCGACGCTTTTGTTTACGAGCAGTTTCCTTATCCTCCTCAATACCTGAGTTCCATAGTCGTGAGTTTAACTCACCTACAGGATCATTCTGACCAATACTGGTCAAAGACTTTTCGATATACCACTTACCAGTTGGTCCCTTAAAACCGTGATCCCAGTATCGAACCCAAGGGAGATCCATACCTTCCATCGCAGGCAAGAAACGAATAACAGCATAGCCATTACCAGAATCATCTACAGTGGGTTTCCAGATACGGTCGTCTTGGTACTTATTGGTTTGTTGAGTTGCGCCAGACGCTTCGTTTGCGGCACTGACGAGTTTTGAGATGTCCATAGAATTGGACTTTAGACTTGCAAAAGACATATATATTTCCTTAGTATTAACAGTGTATTAAATTGTATTGTGGTTTATTATACCACACATCGTATGTTTTGTAAACTATTATTTGGCGTTTACTACTATATTTATACATCTAATGTATTCATCTTTGGCAAGAAATTCAAAGATCTTGCCTCAGCTTCAACATTTTCGAGAATAGCTTTATTGAGGTACCGTTTGACATCTTCGGGTTCAATATTGTTTTTCTCACATACGTGTAATATAGCATCCATGTAACTAAGTCTCTTTGTGAAAACTGTGGTCTCTATAAGTTTACTAAACGCTTTCTTGTTCAGAAACTTGTTTTCGTCCTCGGTTTCTTTCGAGACTTCTACTTCTTTGATACTCATCATCCATCTCCTTTGTCCAGACTTGTCCACCAAGATCAGGGTAATAAAATCCTACTGTTCTTTTAGGAAATCCATCTGGATGGTATGCTAGGGTACGGACTACAGTATTCATGCGACCTTCACGGTGTCGACCATAACGAGAGTCATGGTAGATACCACTCGCAATATACTTCTTAAGATTAGAAAGGTAAACTTCCAGATTAATATATTCTGCACGTTCTTTTCTGTCCTTGGATGTTTTCTTAGCCTTAGTTGATTTCAACTCAGTCTGTATTTCCGTTATCCAACCCTTCACCTTCTTCCAATGTATAGGACTATCCTTATCCATGTCACGAAGATTTTCATGTACTGACTTAGATCCATCGTGACCCCGAGCTTCACGTGCTTTTGCAAGTCTCTCGACCGCAGCTGCACGTTGTTCTTCTGTCATTGGTTTCCTAGGCATCTTACTTAGTCCAACTTAGGGTTCTACTACTAAACTCTAGGACAGAGTCTAATCTAAACGAACGCCAACCTTCAGCATTCGTATCATAACAACGGACAACCTCACGATTGACCTTTGTCTTTCCATTAGGATCAACTTCCTGTTTTCCAATAACAGACTCTTCAAGAGTACAAGTCATGTCACGGAAATCTCCATTAACCTTCATGAATTTTACGTTACCTCTACCGCTTTGTAACGCACGTACAACATCATCATATAATTCAATCATATCAGATCTCCAATTAAAATCTATCGTATTCTTCATCTTCTTCAGACTCGGATTCTTCGTCGCCAGAAGTTATGAACTTTAAGAAATCATCATTACCATCTAACATAATAATAACCATTTCAATAGATCGGATAAGGTCTTCGATGTTTTTGATGACAGCTTCATCCTTATCTTCCTTTTCTACTTCAGTGGCGTAATCCTTACACACATCAAGATAAACTACTCGCATAAACTCACGAGAAATTAACTCGACATCATTACGTGGGTAGTTACCCAAATCAATAAGATTGTCCATCTTAATTCCATTCCTCTTTTACATTTGCATTGTAAATATCACCGTAATGAGCTTTAGCATATTCACCAGCGTCACTCCAAGATATTCGCTCTTTATGATCTTGACGATCAATTCGTATAACTTCTTCCGTTAGTTTTTTAGAACTATTTTTCAAATTACGACCTTTCTGCACTTTTTTAGCTGCTCGTCGTATCATAGCGTATCGTTCTTCCTTACTAATAGTTGTTGTCATATTATCCTCACTTTATCCATATTAAAATTTATGTCGATTCCATACCAATAAATAGGAATCTTCGTATATCGACATATGTTACACATTATAACACAATAAAACATTATTGTCAAGTGTTTTATTTGTAGTCTCCCGTTTTTTTAGCTTCTTTCTTCTTGTCGGTATGAGTAGAAGGACGATTAAACTTCTCCATATTCTTAGCTACTGGATTACTGAAGTCTTTTATCGTGTTCTTTCGACCACTCCTTTTAGATTGAGAACGTCCCATACTACCTCCTCATACTCGCGTGGTCTTTAGCTTCCTGATCGTTTATAATAGGAACCATATTAGATTTGTGCATGGTACTTATACCTTTAACTAGAGTACCAGTATAGACCGATCTCTCTTCCTTTGTGGTGTGCACAGTGCCACAATCCACAGATTGGTATACTGGTGTGGGCCTACGATAAGGTTCGTTTACCACTTCCATAGGAACAAATTTGGGGGTGGGTTTCTTCTTGGTAGTCCAAGCATTAAAGGATTTCTTTCGACCACTAGGGTAACATCTCATATTTCCATGTTGCATATATACGCTCCCGTTCAAATAATAAGTACATTATACACGCATAAACAACAAAAGTCAAGGTTTAATTTGTATAAATATACGCATGACAGAACAATTATTTGACTTTGGTTTCACGCTAGTAAACGAGGAAGAACTTGAGGCGGTGCAACACGCTTCTTCTAAGTTGGAATCCGTTTCTTCTACTGTGGACGCTACACAAGATCGGTTAGACAGTTTGTTTAATGCGATCCAACCTCTTCTCAATAATCTAAAACAGAACCCTGAGAAGGAATATATTTTATGGCCTAATCGATTAAACAAAATCGAAGAATTTGAAAACTATATCCAAAATATCTACAAGGGAAATTAATAAATGTTTTTCAATACAAAAGACGAAACAATTTTAAGAGAGACCAACGAGAACGGTCCGGTCTATCAGTATGTTATGGGACATGAGAAAGAAGAGATGTCACGTAACCTAAATGGACAGTTAAACGATAACATAAAAAACAATAAACTTTATCTTCGTCATTCTTCTAACAGGGTAAATACTGTGGAAGAAGTTCTATCAAGATGTCCGATGTATTGTAACTTCCTAAGAACAAAAGATTATAAAAATATTCTTTTTGTTGGTCATTTTAATGACGGACAGACATCTTGGTTACTTCCTGAAGATGCCGCTCGGCATGTGGATCTTATGGCCCCAGAAAGAGCTCATTTAGATCAGGTATCGGACCCCAACATAGTATTACAGTTCATTCCTATGGTGTGGAAAATGTTTGGATACAAAGGCGAAATAAAGGTCTGTAGTCCATCAGAAAGTCGTCACCGAGGAATAATGCATTCCATGTATAGGAACAATGGTTTAAGATATTGTACTATAGAAAGCAATAAACAGTACCGTCACGGAATGGACAAATTTGAGTGGAATGTCAGTCTTCCGCCAAACACTGAAAAGTTTGATGCAGTAGTTTTCTTGGGTGTTCCTAAGAATGCCGGAGCTTTCGCAGAGATTGCGGTAAAAGAATGTTTTTCTCCGATATGTACTCCGGATTTTGATTTAGTAGATATGTACTACAATCAGGGAGATTCTGAGAAATTTGTTCTGGCTAGAAAGAAAGACAACACAGAATCCCTGACTACAGTCTTCTCAAATCGTAGCGAATGGGACTCTGATATAAAATCTTCTGGTGGTAGACCGGAAGAGTATATGTTAATGGATCGTATTATTTCAGTATATTAATGCTAAAATAAAAGCGACTGCACACCAAATTAGGACGTTTGGTTTATATAGCCAAACGTTCTTAAAGTCGTGTAAAGTATATTCAATAAAACTCTTCACTTTAGGCAGATTATCTTCTGCAAATTCTTTCATAATATCAATCATTTTTATCCTCTTTAGTAGCAATTACTTTCACGTTTTTTCCAATAGGAAACTTTATTTTATCATGTCTGTGATAAATTGTAAAGTTTATTTCTGAAAATTCTTTAAAAAAGTTTGACCAGATAGGTCTCCAGTTTGTGGCGAGTCTGTGAGTGTTTAAAGAACTTCTATCGGACTCTAATACCAGATCTGTACAACTTCTTAAATTTAGATCAAACATAGAATCAAATCCATATAGATGTACCTCGGTTGCTCGCATCTTTCTACAGGCATAATCTACTGCCATATGACCACAACTATAGTTGGTCGCTGCCTGAGATTTAGCGTGACCCGGCAGTTGTGCATATGGAGGAACATGTGTCCAAAATCCCTTAATATTCTGAGAGTATTTTAAGTAGAATGTTGGATTTTGTTCCATCCACCTTCTAGGTCTGTTCCCTAATATCCAATCATACATTCCTAGATTTACACTACCCTCTTGCAAGGCAGCCATCATCTTAAAGTCTACCATGCAACTAGCGTATACTTCTTGTTTAGTTAACTGCATTGGAGGCATATTACATACTAACAATTTACCTTCAGTTCCTCTCTGAAAGATATCCGCCCAATCACCATTACCTAAAACATTAACTCTCATTACAGACCCATCTTCTCAGCTAACATGGTATATTCTCCGTCTTCGCATTTTGGAAGACCGAGTTTCTCCATCAATAAATCTCTATTTACCAGATGTTCATCTTCGATGTCATCCTTAGATTGACCAAAATATGCGACAGCATAGTGATCTCGTATCATAATATTGTTTACTGTCATTTCTGAATCAGTTTCGTGATCGTAGACAATAAATTCTCCGAGGACTCTTCCGTATTTTCCTTTGTTGTCCAGTCTAGTGCGGAGTGTGCATTTCTCCCCCAATCTCTCCGTAAGAAACTTTGATGCAGTCTTTCCAAAGATTTTCTCGATAGGATCTCTCGTGCGCGACTCAGGAGTATCGATACCATACAACCTAACACGTTGATTAGCAAAAACGACACCAAAACCAAGATTAATGTCAACATCCACAGTATCACCGTCAACGACTCTAATAATTTTCGCACTGTATTCATACATTATTATTCTCCACCTTCTTCTTCTATGTTGTCATCAATAGTGACATTTCTATAATATACAATCACTTCTCCGAGATCTCGTATGTATCTTCTTAATTCTTGTGTATTGGTTGACATCATTTTATAGTCTCCAACCGTCATAGCGACAAACACAACTTTACCATCATTCTTATCTTTCATCTCGTCTAAGAATCTATCTAAGTATGTATAACCCACAGGCCAACTGGGATTTTCTCTCTCATCCATGTCACAATCTTTCGGTCTTTTAAATCTCTCGTTACCCTTATCATCAAATCTCTTTGGATCAAATGATAATGTAGCTTTACAAGGATTCGCAACAACAACCTCAGATACAACATACCACTTGGGATTTTCCAATTGAATTGGTCTCGGTAGCGTCGGTTGTATTATCTCAATCTTTACAGGTTTTGTTATAACCTGAATTTCTTTCTCCCCAAACATATTTTGGAGAGTACTACAACCACTAAGGAGTGTCAGGAGCGTCAAGCTCACTAATTTTTTTACTGTCATTCTCTATATCCCCGAATACTTCTGCTGTTCCATTGTTAAATCTTATCTCCATAAGACCCGGCTTTACCTGTGAAAGTTTATCAAAATTATGTCTCGAAAATATAGCAAGATACTGATCTTTCTCCTGTTCTATTTGGCTATAATTTCTTTGTAGGTTTGTGAGAGATTCTCCCTGTTTCTCATAGGACCTTTGGAGAACATTTATAGTTTCTTTTTGTTCTTCGAATGCAGTTTCTAATTTTACTGCGTTTTCTTTTAATGTTTCATTCTCAGACTACAACCACCAAGACCCAAGTCCGAGAATCAGTATTATCCCTATGAATAGTTGGTTGAACATGATTTATTTTCCTTTCCAATTCTTCGATTATTCTGTAGTACTATATTGTAAGCTCTTGTTGCTTTGTCAGTTGTCATCATTAATGCTTCTATGGTCTTTCTTTGTGTCCCCATAGTCTTTTCTTGAATAGAGATTTTCTCTTCTAATGTTTCTATTTTATATTGAGAATACTTGTAATGAATACCAAAACAAACGCATATAAAAATACAAAATAACACAGAATACTTACTCATGACATCATACTCCTAATTTTATCATTACCCCTACTTCCGGTGTGATGGATAATAAGAGGGTTTTTAACCTCTATACCGTCCACATAATCCAATCTAAGAGAGTTAAACTTATGGGGTAGGGGTTCCATAACCCCTATCTTCTCTATTTCCGACATAGAGTAATGTAGGACTTGTTGATCACCCTCAATAGGTTTTTTTTCACAAGCCAATACCCAATTTCTCAGATTCCAATTTCTGTTGGTAAGTACAACACCACTATTGTACCAAGGTCCATTATCGGGTCTTCTTTTGGACCAAGGTCGATCTTGTACCATACCAATCTTATCCTCTACGTAGTAGTCAAATATAGAACTTATATCAGAAACAACTTCACAATCAGTATCTAACCAACAAACTAGTTTGTTTGGATATGTTGCCTCGTATATAGTCCTAGGTTTTTTGAACCAACCCTTCAGACCCTTTCCAACTTGATCTACTTTGTATGGAATATACACATCAACGTCAATGGACGAAAGGTGATCCAACATTTCTTCGGACATACCAAAATTAGCTACTCTTATGGGAGTACTATTGTTTCTAAAATAATTATTTAGAAACCAAGGTAGTTGCCATTCTGTATTTCTATCGCAACCTGTAAGAAATATATTATTCATACATCTATATACACATAGAATAAATATTACTATTCTACAGATAATAAAAAGGACAGACGAAAATATTCACCTGTCCTTTGTAATTGTTATTCATAATATAAAATTCATTTTTAGTTTTAATTTAAATAGGTCAGTATACTTTCTATTTGTTCTTCTGTAAATACGCTCTTGGATATTCCTACACTGTCATCATACCCCATATTCTCACTTTCCCTTAGATTTTTAATCTGGGATTTTTCTACTACGACATCTACTACTGACAAATCCACACCATCATCGTTAAGTTCCCCTATACATCGGTGAAGTATTCTGGTGATTACCGACTCAGGATTATCCACTAAATTTTCGTAGGAATACACGTCACAAAAAGCTACATGTTCTATCTCATCTTCAAATACTTTGATAGTAGAAACACCAGCCAAGTTAGCTAAGAAGTCTTCTACTGTTAGTTCTGGGTGACGTTTTTTGTGTTTTAAGTATACTACTGAAAGACAATCGACGGGATCTCTTTTGATAAGAAACTTTTGTTCGGGATAAACCGTCATTAAAGTGTCCATATTAGTTACAGAATCGTTACCGTCATAGTTTAGGTGTGTAGGAACTAGAGGATGAAATCCATAATCACTACTATTGAAAGCAGTTTCTACTGAAGATTTACCTGTAACTCCGTACTTTTCAATAATATACTGACCGACCAAAGAAGCAACTAAAAAGGCGCCTCCTTCTGGATAACTTACAGCAAATCTTGAACGCTGTTCTTGTGTTTTCATAGAATTTTCCTCGTTAGTTCTTCTACGTTTGTCCTTTAAGAAAGGTATTTTCTAATACTATTTATAAAAATAACCAACTATATATCAACATTTTCACAAGTTTTCTGGGTTTTGGAAATCTTTTAAATCAAATTCAGTTCCATGCATTTTCATAAGATCTCTTTCGTGATTGGTGTATACTAACACTTCCGGATCATCAATAAGGAAATCACAACCTTTACAAAAATCTGGATAGTTTCCGGAAGTATGTTGTTCTCTCAGTTCGGTATATTGAGGACCATTCCATATCTCTTCTATAGTGTTGTCTTCCATATGTCCCAATACAGCCTCAGTATCTCTACCAAGAACTTGACAACAAGGATGAACCGCACCCTTCTTACCATCCAATCCACCAGCGCGAATGACCACATCAGGAGAAAATGGACGACCACATGTTTTTACTGAACCTGACCTAACACCCACATCCTCAATATCTTGCACACCAGACCAGTTGTGCATTTTCCATATCTCAGTTTTTACACCCAGTTCATCGACAATTCTTTTATACTGTTCTAACTCTTGATCGATATTTTTATTATCAGTGATGAGATGATATGTAGAAATTACACAATCAGAACCACTAGAATTAACATACTCTACCATTTCCTCAATATTCTGACGAATACCAGCGTATGTCCCTCCTACTGCATTGTGCATCCATTTAGTGTAGTCTTCTTGGTTTGAACCAATGAAGGAGAATCTATAAAAATCAAGACCGGCATCAACACAATCTCTCATGTACTTACCTTCCATTTTAAATCCATTAGAAAAGATAAAACATTTAGCTCCGTATTTTTTAACAACTTTAATGAACTCAGGAAGTTTCTTTTGCATAGTTGCTTCACCGGAACCGTCTAAATTTATAACTCTTACTCCGTATTTCGCACAGTCGGCTACATAACTTTCAAACTCTTCAAGTTTCATCATACGACGAAACCCTTTGTCTCTGCCACCCTCACGCAAATCTTGTGGACACATACTACAAGAGTAATTGCAGCCACCCACAATCTCTATTACAGCTCTGTCTATGTGTAATGGCAATTTCATTGTCTAAGTTCTCTTATTCTCTCTCTAAAATTGTCGGCTTTTTTCTGGGAGTGTTCCAACATTATTTCGGGGTTATCTACCCAAAACCATATACTTGCATCAACTTCGGAATTGTGACTGGCTCTTACTGCATATTTAGTATGATACTTAGTAACTCCTTCCTCACTTATTACTATGAGTGGTTTACAGAAATTTTTTGCGACATAGTGCCACATACCATCATAACATATAACCTGTCTACAAGTAGAAATATGCCACATAGCTTCTCTTATGGGAGTTCTGTATGTCAGTTCGACCATCTGAAAACCATGAGATTTTAATTTATCTATTATAACATCCCAGTCGTTGTTTGTCAACTGTCTCTTCCAAGTTCTTGGAGTTTCAGCGTTAAATGTGGGTCTCCAAAAAACTATTTTATTAGAAACAATATCTAAAAAAGAATCCTCTCGAAAAATCCAATCATTATCAGGAACTTGATCTCCTTCTTTATCAGAATATCTTCCAGACTCAAAATAAAACCTAGTTTTTTCAAAATGTTTTGCAACTTGTCTCTTAGATCCATCAGGCATAAGTTCAGTGTCGTCTTCATACTTCCAAGAACTATATCGGCCATTAGAATTAATTATATGTGATATTTGAACATCTTCCTTTCTATCATAAAACCTATGCATATATTGCATTCTTTCTATAATAGTTTCTGGGTCCTCAAAATGATGAATATGATTCTCACCATGAGACCAATGCATCTGTAAATTTATTGAAGTTTTAGTACGCCAAGAATGTAAATGGACACTGTTAAGTGCCCACATAAAATCACCTACGCCCGGAGTTCCTCTCCAAGTAACGAGTTCAGTCATCAGTTTTCCAAATTACTAATGAAATCTCCGAGAGTGTCAATATCCCTATCAGACAAAAAAGATGCCTGTGACCACATTATCATGGACTGTCTTCCCCTCTCTTTTCTGTTTTTATACTCCAGTAAAGCAGTTGTAATGTATTCTTTACTTTGACCAGCGATCTTTGGAAACATTCCCATTCCTTCACCCTTCGTGCCATGACACCCAGCACATCCATTCCACATAGGTGGGGTGAGGTCTTCCACGACTACTGGAGCTTCAATAACGCCTGCTGCGATAAGTCTTTCTTCTTCTATTTTCGCGACCCTCGCAACTTCCCGTCTTTCTAACAATCTTTCATAACACTCATTTATACATGCACTTTGGGGGTTATGACCTCTATGTTTTACGTTATCAAATGCGAAGGAAATAATAAAAGCAGCCGCACAAGAAATTAAAAAAGGAAATAATATATGTGGATTTACATCTTTATGTGACATCTATCAATCCTTATTTTTTAGTACCCATTGCTTCCTTCGCATAGAATGCCGCGACTATAGCAGCAACTGATACAAAGTATGTGGGAGCCATCGAACCCAGTGTCTTTGTCGCTTCATCTAGACCTACAACAGATGCAAGGACAACCGAGAAAGGATATAGCAACATTCCATATAGAGAGAACCAAGCCATCTTTCTTTGTGCATCTCGCATCGCATCAGCGTCTTCAAGTTCCTTTCTTTTGAACTCCATATGCATTTCTAGTTCGGTCTCTGTTACATGACCGTCACCATTGGTATCAGCCTTTGCGAGAGATCCATCACTATCTACCGTGAGTGTTTTTTCTTTTTCTTTTGTTGCTTTTGCCATTTTAAAAACCTTAATTATATATTAATTTATGTGACTATTTATAATAAAAAAAACCCTTCCGAAGAAGGGTAAAACGAACAGGAAACATTTTTATATCAACCACCACCGATATATTCCCCATAGATCAATTGTAGTAAACATAATATTTTGTGTAAGCATGGGACGATCTTTCCAAAAAACATAGATAAAAATTAAGTGTCCGATAAAGAATAAAATATACCCCCATCGACTTATTCCTATCTTGCTACTTAGTAAAATTCCAGCTGTGAAAAATAATATAGTTCCTATCCACTTAAGGATAGATATGTTTTTATCAGTTCTCAGAGACAACAATGTCGTCATAATATAGGGACCTTTCTTCTTCACTTGAAAATAAATTAGACCATATTTTTAATTTATCTAATTTTTGTTGTCTAGAATTTTCTACAGCACTATGAGAAACAACTTCCCATTCTTGTAAAAGTTCAATCATACAAACTAAGTCACCCACTTCTTTAGCGAGTCTACTTATATTGGATTGTTCTTGACCAAACCTTTTAACTTTAGAGGCTTCTTGTATGACTTCCGCACACTCTTCTTGAAGAATAGTCAATAGTTCAGTGGCGGAGTCATTGTGTTTAAGCATTTTTAATCTGCCCATTCCTTATTTGAATTGTTCTCGTCCATTTTATTGTCGTACATAACTTCATTTAACTGCATAGAAGAAGTTGGTTTTACGTCAAAAGAATCGAAAACAACCTTTTGAACCACGGGTGGTTCTGAAGGAGCAGCCGCAGTAAAAAATTCAGCGATTTGTTCAGTTGTTAAAACTTGTTTTTTATACACTTCTCCAGTAACGGGATTCTCCCATCCTCTTGAAGTAGGTACCGCATGTGGACACCAGTTAGGCGCTTTGATAGTCATATTGACTCCTTATTCAGTTATGATCTTATAGATCTCTTTCCAGTTTTGAACACGTGTTGCGTGTCCCTTGTAATTTGCATTGTGCTCATGAGCAACCAATAAACTTTCTAAACCCATTTTAGAACCAACATCACAGTTCTCAGGTTTGTCTTCTATCCAGTAACATCCAGTATCACGATACTCTTCTAAAGCTTCGTCTTTATCAGCACCAGTATCTAAATAAACATACTTCTCGAAGGGTGTTGGACCGAACAATTCAATAAGATTTTTAGTTCTTAAATGTTGTGCATACTGATCGTTACTCAAACTAGTTATTGCATGGAAAACATAACCATGTTGTTCATGCAACTTCTTAACATACTTCATAGCGTCTCTAAGAGGAGGTAATTTACGAATTACCGCACTCTCATTGAACATTCTTACAAGCCTCTTACCTTCTATTTTTTCTATATTGTATCTTTGGTTGATACTGTAAATCTTGTCAGCATTAGGATCTAACTTATATCCGTGACGATCCATCCACTGAGTGAATGCGTAGACCCAATCCAACAAAACACCATCACAGTCTACTAATATTACTTTTTCTTTCATTTATATCTCCATTCAATACAGGTATTATAACCCATTGAACAAGAAATGTCAAGTGTTCTATGGAACTAAAGTTCTTTCCCAAGGCATTACTTTATACTTTCTTTGATGCCAATGACGAGTCATATCTATCTTCCAGTCTCCTCCAGTATAATGACAGAAGTTAGCCTTTTCGAAGAATTCTTCTTCTGTATTATAATGCGGAGAATCGTTCCATTCTTGACCCAAACATTCTAGGTCGAATTCATGTTTTCCAAGTTGTGCGGAAATATAGGGTTGATCGTTCATTATAGACATATGAAAAGATGGTTGAGAATAACACCAATCTTCCCAAGAATCAAACTCCTTTCTCGCACGAAGTCTGGCTTCCTTAGTCCAGATAACCACTCCAGTATTGAGGATTGTCAACTTAGATGGTCTACTGGGAGGTAATGTCGGCAATATAGGACAGTTATGCATATCAAACTTAGAACAGAAGTCATTGTATGTACTTTCTTTATAGTCCCAAGAATTATACCCACCGCCATTTGATGTAACTATATCTGATTCCAATACACCATAGACTTCTGCGCCAACACAACATTCATCAAATATATTTTTTGTTGTGTTCACTACAATATCAGTATCAACAAATAGAACGTTATCATATTTGTCAAACATTGGATCATAAATCACTCGAAGACATTCATAAAGAAGTGATGTCGAACAACCATGTCCTTCAGTGAATACTCTTTTATCCGAGTAGTGATGGTCAGCGCAAATCAAATCTGCATATGCTTCAAAAGATTTCCTAGATATTGATGCGCACTCTTGATAGAGTTCTGATCGGTTTCTTCCTTTGATGTCTCCACGTTGGTCGACAACACCACTTGTTATCATATATTGGAAGATAGCGTTTTTAGACATTCTCTAGTCTCACCATTAATCGTTCTGCTCGATTCGTTACTTGTTTGTGCCAACGAGAATCTCTACCTTCTACAGCAGCTCTTTCCCAGTCACCATCCAGTAATGCAGCAGTCATGTTCTTAAACTTACTGAGACGAGTCCTTCCCATATTGAACATCATATTAACCAGTATCTCTTTGACTTCGTCGGGGAAATCTCCATAAGTCCGCTCTTCGTATAGAGCTTCGCACTCGGAAATCGCGGTGTCCAGATCGGTTTCGAAACATTCCCAGACTCTCTCTTCAGAGATTTCTGTTCCAACATCTTGTCCGTATTCCGGATCATTTTCCGTGACCAAATGCCCCACACCAAAAGTAGGGTAACCAAGATGGTCAAGATAAATTTCATACTTAACGCCTTCATCTATTTTTAACGTCTCAAAGACATTTTCTCTATTCATGTATATATTCCTATATTAAGTGTTGATTGTTGAGTGCTTACCAGCACCCTTCTTGATATTTTTCAGATGGTCATTCCATTCTGAACCGGCCAACTGACGAGCTGTAGTATGTCCAGAAACGAGTTTAGGCGCAGATAATATAACCTGAGTCAGTTCCGGATTATTTTTTTTAAATTCGTCTAAGTCAGAAATCCGAAGAGTCTTTTCAAAGATCTCTCCGGTTTCTTTATTTTTAAAGTTGTAAATTGCCATAATAAAATTCACTGGTCATAAAGTAGATCAATACGACAGGATACGCGAGATCTGATCCTGAAGAGATATGATCACCCCCTATTTAACAGTTGGAACCCTTTGTTGTAGTATAATAATTATCCGTTGTCACATTCGAATTACAATAATAATTGTATGTCGTTTGGGAGAGTGACATGGACGTTCTATGAATTGTTGCAGTTTTATTACTTACTTTATTATTCGACATAGTAGATTCCTTATAGGTCGAGTGGGTTTAAGCTGCTACCTTGGGTTACTTACGGATCAAATCGGGGAATGCCTCCTGTACAAGTTTTTTAGTTAAGAATTTTATTGGTGATTTTTTCTCTATCATAGAGAGAACTAAATCAGCATCTTTAGGATGGATAGACTCTAGTAGTTCTATAAATTTGTTTTCTCTTTTGTAGGCAGGGAGATCAGTGCCAGGCCCACCATTTACAAAAATACCAAACATTTTATGCCCTCTCAATAGAGTGGAGGGAACACTTCTTTCGTTATTCGGGGTGAATGGAGGTTTTCCTTCGGGTAAAAGAAACTCTAAAGAATCGTCAAAAGTTCCTCTTAAAACATCCTTAAGTGCCTGAACATCAGAATATTTACTTAGAACCTCTAATCGAGATTTTTTATTTTTAGATTTACTGAACTCTTCAAGTATCTCAAAAACTTCAGGATTTCTTGTAGTATATGCCATAATTTAATTGCCTCTGTTAATATTATATATACTTTTTATTAGGTTTATCTTTTACTAATCTACGACATTCGTTAAATCTACGAATACTTGTTAAAACACCAAACAATTCATCGTCAGCTTTCTGAGAAAAACTTAACCAAAATATAAGCATTATTCTTAGTATCCAAACGCCTACTTTTCTTGAAACCATTTTGGTACCTCTCGGTTAGACCATTTAGCGAAGTACTTTTTTTCTTCTCGATAGTATTTACGGTAACCTTCAGTAACATTATCATTTTTGCAATATTCGGGCATACATTGTGGCATAACAGTCTCAGGTCCTACCTGATTAATATTCTTAGGAGCGAACCACAACTGACTAGATAGTTTATCATAGGTAGCGTGTATTCTTCCATAACGGTGCGTATATTCTTTAGCGCAAGCTACAAAATGATTATACAACCATCGGTAGTTTCTTTTGTTTTCTCTTGTCCAGATAGCGGAGGGATGGTTAACATGACAAGCTTTGTATAGGAGTCTTTCTTGAGCATCACCATTGAGTCTCCATCGTTTTATTCTACGACCACCTTTAGTTCTATCAGTATATTCCTCACCATCAATGACGCGATGAGCGGTTGATAGTAACTGGGCATATTCAATGACCATTTTGACCACATGTTTGTCACACATCATTTGAGCTGATATAACAGGGTCGTCATGTAATCTAAAAATATTCATTCGTAATCCCAAATACAAGAAACAATATCTTTAACAAATTCTAAAGGGAGGTCTAACTTATTAGAAATATCCTGTACTGAAACTGCTTGTTCATATAACTCTTGAACTTCAAAAACTACCGTACTCATTTTACTCATTTTATCTCTCCTAAGTTTTTTACTTTAAGTTCTTTCATCGTATCACTATCAAGAAAATGTCTGTCCATTAGATTAGGTCCAGTAGCAATACTGTAGTAATCAATATCTTCAGGAGTGTGCACAAACATTATTTCACCAGAAAGGACACCACTAGGAGTGTCCCATTGAATTGTCTCACCAACTATACCGTACATTATGTCTTCCCCTTATATCCAAGAGTTTCCATCGCGAAGACCGGAGAGCCTCCGACTTCGTACCCATAATCTTCATCGAAGAATTTGTTGTTGTGGTCAGAAAGATACATATACTCCTCAACATGAACATTTTTCACTAGGAAGTTAACCCATGCTTTCCAAGGTTTGTAACCATGTTTGAATCTCGCGACAAAAGCAGGCTTTAACTTACCGTGCCAACCTACGTGACAGTTAGGATGAACATCTTGCATAAACTTGGCACCTTCGAAATCACCTTTGTATGTTAAGTACATACCGTCCCATTGGAAATCTTCTTTAACAAAATAAGTCATAATAAACACTCTCTCTCAATCATCAATACATAGGTATTATACAATATTTTACACACTTTGTCAACACATTTATTACTTATTTTCAAAATAATATTTAATATCTTTCTTGTTGAACTTACGGAACTTTCGTCTACTCACGCTCCAAGATTTTTTTGGAGCACTGAAGATTTTCACATCCTTTGTACCATAAGGAACATAACCCACAAGGTCCGTACCCTTAGTTATATACACGTGATTGGGGACTTTGTACTCACCCCAATCGGTCAACTCTTCTCGCCACAAATAGTGACAGGCTTCATCAAAAGTCATATTAAAACTCCACTCGGTCAAAGACAGCAACAGCACCATAGAAGTGACCACCAATCAATCGGTCACAAAGTTGGGAAAATCGTGAGTCAGATGTTGCGGCATAGTTACCACCGAACATTGTCCATTTATCCTTCTTCGATGAGGGAACAACTCTAAGACACTTACGACCACCGATAGGTTCTTCCATAATTAATTCCGCAGCTGGGTAATCTGAACACGGTTCGAAAGGGCCCTCCGCATTAACTATAGTAAAACCCTTACTATATGAAGACTCACCACCAGCGGTGCAGTCGACATTATCTAAAAAACTATTTCCATACGGAACTTGTTTGTACACACTAACATGAATTCCCATAACATACTCTCTCTTTATCAATTTATGTAACCATTATAATACATCAGGCAACAATTGTCAAGCGTTTTATTGAAATTAAATGAAGTTTTTTTATGAGAAAAGTGGCGGAGAGGGTGGGATTTGAACCCACGATACGCTATTAACGTATGCCAGTTTTCAAGACTGGTGCATTCAACCGCTCTGCCACCTCTCCGAAAATTTTATGGTGGGGGGAGGTGGATTCGAACCACCGAAGCTTTCGCGTCAGATTTACAGTCTGATCCCTTTGGCCGCTCGGGAATCCCCCCCGATTAGATTAATCTTTAAACTTGTTATCAATCCAACATTTACCATAGTACAAAATTCCCAACCAAACAGAGAAGAGTATTCCGTCTAGGTAACTGAGTGATTCCCAAACATTTATAGGGTCCATAATGTTTTCCTATATTGGCGGACTGGACGAGACTCGAACTCGCGACCTCCGGCGTGACAGGCCGGCATTCTAACCAACTGAACTACCAGTCCTAGTTAATGGCTCCGTCTGGTGGGCTCGAACCACCGACCCAGTGATTAACAGTCACTTGCTCTACCAACTGAGCTAAGACGGAATAAATTTGTCTGGTGACACAAAACTCTTCTTTGACCTTATACGTTGCACGTGCATAGTCTCCAAGCCTTCTGACTAACGGTACCAGCTACCGACCTACTTGGTGTCGTGTTTCTATTTGGGATGATTAATCCCATTCTCATCATAGGAGAAACAAATAACTACTAGTCCTCAATCATAGGACTCGTATGGTGGAGGTATGCGGGATCGAACCGCAGACCTTCGCCGTGCAAGGGCGACGCTCTCCCAGCTGAGCTATACCCCCAAAATGGAGCTCGGAACAGGAGTCGAACCTGCGACCTGCTGATTACAAGTCAGCTGCTCTACCAACTGAGCTATCCGAGCATTGATTCGTGTATTATAACACAATAAAAAAACTTTGTCAAGTATTTAATCTTCAACAGTTTCCGCTACTAGGGGTGCCTTCCGACGAACCAGTTCATTTCTGGCTTTTTGTTTTTTCTTGCCCGTAGTGTTGTCTTTGGCAATAGATTCTTGGAGTTCTTCGGTAGGAACAGTGTGTATATAATACCGAGTAATATTTCTTTTCCTGTCTTTTGTATCGGGTTTCCATTTGATTGGCATAATAAATTTCCTATTTTTTCATGTTAATAGATAGGTGTTTGGAATGTACCTTACACCCAATAAACTCATTGTAAAAGTCCGAAGACTCTAGTACTTCGTATTGAAATTGGTACTTAGCTTCATAGTAAGAACAGTCTCCTTTAGATTTGCATAATCTAAGTATCTCCCTACTAAAAGCTTCACCACCTTTCTGTTCAACTAAAGATTTAACATTCTCACTTGAACCATAATAATCCATCCAATCAGATTGAACTTTAGTTTTAACTCTTCTCTTTCTCTTTTTGGTGACGGGCAAAGTTTTTGGTTTCCAAAATAACTTCTTACCGATATATTTTTTACCACTATCTTTTTCGGTCACCATATAAACAAACCCGACATAAGTTTTGAGGAACTCATCGTCGGGTTTAAATTCTTTATCTTCATATATCCACATAACAATTATATATGTCTATACTAACTACTCGTAATCATCTACCTCTTCAGCGTCTATATCAGAACCACACATAGGACAGAAACGAGGGACTTCATCCTCATCTATTTCGTACCTTATTTTTACTATTGTAAAAATGTCGCATATTGGGCATTCTATCTCCCACATTATGCTAAACAACCTTTACCATCTAGGCCACAAACCGGACTTTCTTCTTCCTCTTCCCATCCCCATTCTCCATCCATGCCATTTACGGAATACTCTGTCACTCTTTTTTCAAAGAAGTTATCATGCGAGGCACCATTAAGGACCCAATCTAACCAAGTCAATGGGTTATCCTTAACTCCAAACTTTGGTTTCATTCCAAGTTGAAGAAGCCTACGATCAGCGATGTGACGAATGTATTGTTTAACATCTGTTTCAGTTAGACCTTCAATAGTACCAGACTTATATGCAAGTTTGATGAATCGATCTTCTAACTTAACAGCATTTTTTGCCATCTCATAGATCTTAGACTTGAGTTCGTCATTAACAATACGTGGGTGTTCTTCACAGAACTCACGGAATAGTTTTGCATTACCCTGTACGTGCATAGTCTCGTCACGGATAGACCACTCTACAATAGTTCCCATACCTTTCATCTTACCGAAACGTTGGAAGTTTAGTAGCATCACGAATGATGCAAACAGAGACATACCTTCATTGAATACGGACTGAGCTAGAACAAGTGCGAGTCCGGTATGGGAGTTTATATTCCCCTCTTTCATGAAGTCTAACTTATCTGCCATTTCACTATATTCTAGGAATGCGTGATGTTCTTCATCAGGTAAACCTAGAGTGTCATTTAACAACGCATAAGCACGTTGATGAACACCTTCACGATTAGCAAAAGACGCTAACATATTTCTTATTTCATTATTCTTGAATTTGGGTATAAGAAGTTCGTGATAGTTTTCTCCTACCTGAACATCTGACTGCGTGAACAGTCTCAATATCTGAGTTATGAATTCCTTTTCTTGTTCAGAAAGTTTAGTCTTCCAATCCTGAATATCTTCAGAAAGTTCGGCTTCATCTTCTACCCAATGAATTTCTTCATGTTTTTTTACCATATCTACCGCCCAAGGATAGGCGAAAGGTTTGTACGATTTACTAAATTCTAATAGTGACATTTATCCCTCACAAGCTCTGCATTCTTCGGATTCTTCTTGGACCGGATTGTCCAAGAACTTCATTAAATCTTCGTACCCACCAACATATTTTCCGGAGATATATATTTGAGGTACACTTTTTACTTTTCGACCAGTGACTTCGGCCGCAGTCTTACCCACTTCTTTTAGGTTTATATAATCATAATATATGCCACGTAATTTTAATTCATCTTTCGCTAACTGACAGAAAGGACAATTGGGTATACCATAAACAAGAGTTCTTGTATCCTCCCCAAGAGCAACTCGTTCTACCTTCTCCGAAACATTTTCTGCACGACTCTTAGCTTCAGTTCTTAAATAATATAATCCCTTCAAACCTATTTTCCAAGCCATAAGATGAACCCTATTGACATAATGTTTATCTGCCCCAGCTGGGAAAAATATATTAACGGATTGTCCTTGACAAATATATTTTTGTCGATCTCCAGCATGTTGAACAACCCAAGTCTGATCAAGTTCTTGTGCGGTTTTAAATACCGCTTTCTCTCCTTCTGTGAGGAATGGTAAATGTTGTACCGAACCTTTATTGGTTATAATTGATGTCCAATTGGATTCGTTATTCTCCCCCTTCTCCTCTAGTAATTTTATAAGGTAATTATTCTTAACTAAAAAAGAACCAGCACGAGTTCTGTGTGTGTAAGCATTCGCCTTTGATGGTTCTATAGAAGGACTTGTACTCAAAATAACACCAGAAGATGCGTTAGGAGCAATAGCCATTAAGTGGGCGTTTCTGCGACCACTACCCAGACCATCCGGATATTCTCCTCTTATTTCTGCAAGATGTTTTGTCTCCGCAACAGCCTCAGAGTTGATATGACTAAAGACCGCATTATTTATATTTCTGGCGGTCTCCGATTCCCAAGCTACACCATGTTTCTGTAATAAAGAGTGAAAACCCATTGCACCAAGGCCTATGGATCTTTCTCTATACGCAGAGAATCTGGCTCTCTTTATACTATCTGGAGCATTCTGAATAAAATGTTCTAAAACATTATCCAACATACGAACCAAATCCCTAACGATATTAGTATCTTTCCATTCTTCATAATACTCAAGGTTGAGGGAGGACAAACAACAAACCGCAGTACGATCTTTGTCTGTGGGTAAATGTATTTCATTACATAGATTGCTTCCCTGAATTTTTAAACCCAAGTCTTTTAATGGTTGAGGGAGATCTCTATTGGCGGTATCTATAAAATTTAGGTAAGGTTCCCCTGTTCGAAATCTCGTTTCTAAAATACGTTCCCACAATTTACGAGCGTTGACAGTATCTTTTATAGTATTTCCTTTAGGACAAACTAGATGAAAGTTTCTGTTATTTTTTACGGCTTCCATAAAATCATCACTAATATTGATGGCGTTATGGAGATTCAAAGCTTTACGTTGAACATCCCCAGTGGGGATACGCATATTAAGGAATTCGATTATTTCTGGATGGGAGACATCCATGTATGCCGCGTAAGAACCTTTCCGAGTTTTACCTTGACGATATGCGATCATATCCGCATCGACAGTATGTAAAAAGGGCATAGGGCCGGGAGCTATATCTGAAACTGATCTGACATCCGACCAATGACCTCCTACTCCACCACCCATAATAGACAACCATCTTAGTTCGGAAGAGTGCTCTATGAGTCCCTCGACTGTGTCAGGCACATAGGTGAGGAAACAAGATATCGGAAGACCCTTGTTTTTCTTTTTTATTCTGGGATTAGGGGCATTAGATAATACTGGAGAGGCAAACATGAACCATTTCTGACTCACATACTCATAGAGTCTCTGTGCGAGACCTTCTTCGAGTTCTCCATTATAGGTCGACCACGCTGTGGCAGCACGGGCATATGCGTTCTGAGGACTTATTTCTCCCTCTTGCATATAGAAGTCTTGTAACATTGATAGAGCATAGTCTGTAAGTAATTCATCTCTTTTTTTATTAATTCTTACAGACATTCAAATAGACTCCGAATTTAAATCATTAAAGGTAAGTCTCTTTCCTTCATTGATAAAAGATTTAATTGTGTCTAATATATATGAATTTTCTTTACTATAACTGGAGAAATTTTTAGATATTATGTGACTTCTTAGGGATAACTTGGGATCAGATAATAGGAATCTGTTCGAGGGAAGATCGTGATTTTCTTCCATAGGATCAAGGTTTACCAAGACAACCTCATCATGTTTTCCATAGTGTGCTTGAACAACACCTTTGGCTCCACCTATTGCGGATTCATCAAAGAAGACTACCGCCTTGTCTTCGATGTTCATAACAACGACTTTCATTTTGATAATTGACATTTCAATCCTCGCATAATTTAGTATGTATTATATCACAAAAGACAAAGAATGTAAAGAACTAAATTGAAGGATTTTCTCTTCTGTCAATCATTCTTTGTAATATAGGTGGTACATCCTTTCTTTTCTTTTTTCTGTCGTATTTTTTTCTAACGACAACTGTAGAACTATCATCTCCAGTTCCCACAACCGAAGTTGTAGATGTTGAGGCTGTTTCCTCAAAATTATCTTTCCACTGTTTAAATGTTCTCATTAAGCTCTCTCCAATAAAATCATGTGATTTTGTCTGTCTGTTGCTGGATATATATACTCTTTTAATTTATGATACGGAAAATCTAGTTTTGTAAGATAGTGATCGACCAAATCTCTTGGATATATCTTATCTGTTTCTGACATGCATCGCACATAATCATCTACTAATATGTATTTTATATTTGCATTATTACACAGATTCAAATCTCTAGACATTGAATCTGTCCTATGATCACCATCAATAAAAACCATATCATAATTTTCTATCTCGTGGGGTTCTATAGAATGTGAATTTCTGTGAGAAAAAGTAAATCTCTCTCCGAAAATATTCTTAATTTTTTCCGCATTTACAAGGGTATGATCATACTGACCGATATCCACGGAATGTAAATTCAGTTCTTTCATTATACTCATGAAAGTATAAGAACTATGTCCATAATTAAAACCAATCTCAAATAAGTTATTGCAGTTAGTTTGTTTTAGTATTGCAGAAAAAATAAGACACGTTACCTCACTAGGAACAACATGACCCTCTCTTTTAGGCCAACCTTCGGTGAGAAACTCGCAGTCTTCGACGAGATTCATTTTTTTAGTTCACCTGTGGTTACATACATGGGTTGTTGAGATTTTATGTGTATTGCCTCATATATGTTTATACCAAAAATCTCACCACAAGGTTGAGAATTATCTTCAGTTATTCTTATCTGGTCATTAGAGGAAACCAACTCAATAAAATTTGAAGTTACTGTTTCTTCTTTTATTCTATAAACGCCAGGCGATATTTGATGGTCCTCCAACATAAACCATTCAGACTGTTCCTGTAGGATGTCTAGAATATCTATCCCAGTATCCTTATGAATTTTCGTTATTCCTTTGTCGTTTAACTCTCCATGTTCTTTGATCAAATATAACGCAGCTGCGTATGATGCTAGACGACTACTTCCGCCCGGAGCCTTTGCCATAAGTTTCTTTATATTGAAAACAAGTCTATGAAAAGGAGTGTAATAGTTTCGGTAAGCTTCTCTTTCGTCCATAGTATTCATACTATAGTCTTTACGTTTTTTACCATCCTTGTCTATAATTCCAGCCTTAAAAGTTTCGGTTTCTTCTATGGGTGTGACCAGTAATTTTAAAAATCTTACCGTATAAACTAAGTCAGCTGCTGATTTTAATAGTCCCATTATCTCATATCTCTTAATATTCTTACTACATTTTTATCCATATCTATACCAGTCAAGTCGTCATTATTGATTGCTTTTAAAAATACAAGAAAGGGTTTCAAAGCATTCCACTGCTCGATACCTTCTATTTTTAATGCCAACATCTCCACTCCAGCCTCATTACCAAAAACATTAAAGATTACAATAAGGTGGTTTAGTATTAGTCTTTCGGAAAGTTCCGAAGAAACTACGTATTTATTCAATAACCTTTTGATGTATTTTAATCGTTTTAAATCCGAAAAGAATTCTTCACTGTCTATACATGTCGGATTATAGTAATGTTGTGCCGCATACAAAACTAGATTTTTATTTGTTAATTCCATTATCTAAAAACTCTGGTAAACTCTGATATTCTGGTAAAGGTCCTAGTTTTTCTACCATTTTATTAAATGGTTCCAACCAATCCCAGTTATTTTTTTTAACAGTTCCCTCATAGTCTTGCATGTATAAATATGTGGGTTTTGTTTTTTCTCTATATCTTACCATATTTAGACCACCACTAAGTGCGATCCTTTTGAGCTTTAAAAATTGTAAGGTATCTTCACCAATTACCAAAGAGTTATCATAGTCAATCATCTCCGCACATTTCCTAGAGAGGAAAACTATTCTGCACATAGATTCATGAGATTCTCCATACTTGCCTATTATATCGTTAAACTTTAATCTTTCATCAGCTAATTTTTCTGCGTATTCTTTAGAATAATTTCCGTATTCTTTGTCCATAAAAAAATGTGTAAGATATTCTTTAGTTATGTCTTGTTGACGCAAAGAAGATTTGTCAAATGGGAAGTAGTGTACATACCAACTTCCTCTTTTAGATTTTTTTACTGCTTTTTGTCGATACAAAACTAAACAATCTGGTGCATTATACCACATAGAAAGACGTTTGTAAAGGTCTACGCCATACTTTGTAAGAATATCATCACCATCAATATGCACCATATATTCATTATCACTTTCTAAGAAAAGTTTTATCACTGAATTCTTTCCTGTAGCCGGAGTACCGTCCGAATCGGTGATATAATATTCTATTTTATTTTCTACACAAAAAGAAACCGCAGCATCTATATAATTCTCATCCAAAGAATTAATGACGACTACGGCCTCTGAAATAGGGACTACATTAAAATGTCTTCGCAAACACCCTATATGATTAGAAGTAAGAATGTAAAATTTCACAGAAGTCTATTCTGACTTAACACCACAGTTTTTCAATGTGGTCAACATATCTATTTTCTTTAGATCTCTTACAATATCTATTCCATGATGACTGGCGAGTTCGATAAGTTCTCTTTTAGTCATCTTATCGATGGATTTTTTAGGGGGAGATTCCGTCAAAAATCTTGAGGTCAATTGTCCAGTTTTAGGATCAGTTTTCTTAAATAACATTATATACCCTATGATACCAATAACCAAAGATATTAATACGTATGTAAATAAAGTATCAATTTCCATAATAAAATCTCAAAGTTTACCCTTAATTAGAACCTTTTACTGGTTTTTTATCACCAATCTCGTTATCATTAGGTCTCTTCTTCTTGGAGGGTCCACCCTTTCCAGCTTTAGACGCTGTCTCCGCAGCCTTTTCACCATCAGCAACAACTTCTGGGGTGTCCGCGTCATGTTGCTTTGCGAATTCTTTAGACTTAGGAGACTCTTTGTCCATAATACCTTCAGGTTTAGCGGCAGACTCAGGAGCTTTCTTACCATGAGCTTCTACAATCTGATCCCACATAGCATCAAAAGATTCTTTGATTTTTGATATCTCCGCTTTCTTGTCCGCAGTTTTAGGGTTTTTCTTCATATCAGAACCGCCATCTACTTCAGGTTCTTTATCGGTATCAACTGGATCTGCTTCATCATCATCCTTTTCAGCTTCAGTCTCTCCATCATCTTCCTTACCCTTCTTCTTGGGAGGGAAAGGTTTCTTTTTATCGTCCTTTTCCGCTTCAGTATCATCTACAGCTTCGTTCTTTGCTGGTTTCTTACCGCCATCAATAGAATCATCGGTAGCTTTACGACGCTTGTGTAGATACTCGTCAGAAGAGTCAACATCTCCGTCGTTATCAATATCCTTATCTTTTCGATCTTTGAACTTTTTATCGTTCGCTTTATCATCGACAGGGTCGAGAGTTTTCTTTTCTTCTAGTGCTTCTTCTTTAGAGACCATTGACTTATATGCCTCTATCGCACCGATTAATTTATTATTTGACATTTTAGCCTCTTAGTGTATATTCATTGTTAAAATTTTAAACATTGTACCTAACGCGGCAGTAGCAACAACATACATAATACCGTATAGGATTTTTACCGCACGATGAGATTCATCGGCTTTACTTTCTAGATTGTCTATTTTTTCAGACATTCTATTAATTCTTTTGTACTGATTCTGATTTGAAGTCTCTATCGCAATGAGTTTTTCTTCAGCTCTAGCCAAGGATATCATTGCATCGGATAGTTTATCTATCTTCTCTTCAATTCTACTGAGACGATCATCTCTCCAATTTTCTTGTGATTCCGACATTAATGGACTTTCCCATATTATATTAGTTTTATTTATAAAAAACTAAAAACCTGAATTTATTGCTAACGTTCTTAGAACTCTAGCATCGACATTATATTGTTTAGATACGACACCAGCATAATATTCCAGTCCATGACGGCGTCCTTTTTCCGATTTTTTCCTATCCCAAATATCCTTTAGGATTTTAAGTGCGGCAGAATACTTTTTTTTCTGAATAGTATTTGCCATAACTCTTTTTAATAACTGTCCGGTAGGTGCTTCAGTTACGACTTCAGATGAAATATACTCCTTAAAGGATTTCATCACTCTACCTTTGCACTAGCACGCCACTGACGACAACTCCAGTACCTAGCTTTCCACTTAGGGCCTGGATCTGAACAATTATGTCTTGCGCGGAAACTTTTTCTTCTTTCGGGGTCATCTCTTTTGATCTCCATATTAGGATCACCAAAAGATACCTTTACTACATTACCCTTATCGTTCTTTACATACACATAAAACTTCTTAGAACCACCACGTTGAATCTTATTCAACTTGACGTTTTCTTTCTTACCCTCTTCAGATACATATTCCGCATCCTCAATGACAAGTTCTTCATCTAAGGTAGAACAATCGTCACAACAAGATTCTGATAGAAACTGTGAAAATCTTTTCATGGTATTATCCTTTCATATTCATTGCTTTCTTCATAGAAGGCAATGACTTATTAATCTCATCCTGAAACTTCTTACGTACAGCAGGCTTCTTGAAAGAATCAAATTTCTTGGCAACTAATTGACAAGCCTTTTGTGGAAACTTCTGAGTCTTACCATCCTGAAAAGTTACAGTACAACCCTTAGGCATATCAACACCACGACGAATCTGCATAATCACATTCTTATCCGCAGCTTTACGATCATCAGAAGTTGCTTTGTAATCATCAACATCAGCAGAGTCCTTTTCTGTAGATTTTTTAGGACGACCATATGAGATTGCTTCTGTTGATATATCTGAGTATGATTCACTCATAAGTTTCTTTGCTTTAGAACGATCAAAGAACTTAAAAGTATACTTCTTATTGTTACCACGTTCTTGTGCTTGTACAGTATACCCAGTACCAGTTACTTTGATAATTTTACCAAATACTTTTTCTCCACGTTCAGTATCATAGAAATCAATCTCTAAACCTACTCGTGCTTCCTTTTTAGTTTCGGTGCCCATACCTTTACGTGCAAGAGTTTTGTAGTCCCTAACAGAGGCTTTTATCTTGGCCAAGACGGATGGATTTATGGCATGACGCGGAACATCAGGATCATATTCATATTTTTCTTGTAGAACACCTTCATCTATAGTTTCTGTTCCATCGCCTCTTTTTTTCAATTCTTGTGTGATTTTTTTAATATTTCCACCTTCAAAATCTATTGCCAATTGAGGGTCTTGCCTAGTGGGTTTATAAACTTTTATATTTTTACCACCATTTTTTTTGATGATGTCAACATACATTTTTTCAGAACCTCTGATATAGTCACTAGGTTCTAATTCTTTTTGAAAGTAAGCTTCTAATACAGATTCCTTCACTTCTGGTTTTTCGTGAGAGTAACCAAGTTTCTTCATACGTTCATGATCATCTTTAGTCTTAGCGTCATACTCTTTACCAGTCTTAGGATCATACATCTTGTGAGGTTCGAAAGCCTCTGCCAAAGACCAACCTTTTCTTAGGTATTCCTTTTCTTTGGACTTATCGATTACGATTGTCTTACCACCCTTCTGAACCATAGAGTCCTTCTTAGTATTTTTCATCTGTCGGGCTTCTTCAACCTCTTCACGAGCAACTAGTTTCCAACCCTGTCTTTTCATTCGGTCAGCAGTCTTACCATCAACCTTACGAGTGTAAGGTCCTTTCTTCATGGTGTAGTTCTCTGCACCTTCTCTTATTTCTTTAAAAGTTTTCATTTTCTAATTCTCTATTGTTAAATTAATATCAACCTACTGCAACCGAAGCACCAAATCTATCACCACTAGCGGCATCAAATGCAGTTAGTTTAGTTGGTTGCGCAGATAGATCACTTAAATCATAGACATATACTGAACCAGACTCACCTCCATTGTCATCGTCAAGATATGAACCAACAAATAGATTATCTTCACTAACAGTTAAAGATCTTCCGAAGTTATCACTACTAGCACCAT